CTGTAGCTCCAGATTCGAGAACAAAATTAGATCCATCTCCAACAATAAAATTGCTATCTGTTGGAGTTAAACCAGCTATATCACTAAGCTGTGCATCAAAAGCCTGGACATCTGATCCAATCGCAACACCTAATGCAGTTCTAGCTGCACTTGCACTTGTAGCACCCGTTCCACCGTCAGAAATTGCTAAAGTGCCTGTTATAGAACTAGCAGCAAGATCAACAGCAATTTCAGCAGATTCAATAACAAGTCCACCGTTTGATTTAAGATCAGCAGATAAAGTATTACCAGATTTTTCTAACCCATTTCCTGCGGTAACTGATCCTGCTCCAGAAAACTGTGAGAATACAAGATTATTAGTTCCTACAACAGCAGATCCTTTGTTAGAGGTACAAACAAAACCATTGTCAGCATTTACTGTTCCCTGCTCTACAAAAACAAATGCACCAGCAGCGTCAGCACCAGCAGCTAAATCATCTACCCTAGTTGGAGCACCAGAAGCATTGACTTTATAAATACCATTTTCTGTTTGAGTACTTTGATCTTTAATAAGTATTCTGTCATTAGTTGATAAAGAAACACCATCAATCGTTGACCCATTAGCAAAAGCAGAAGCTAAAGTACCATTCGCAGTAGTTGTGGCGACCACAGAATCTTTGACATCTAATCCCTGAGAAACACCGTCTACATAAGATTTACTTGCAGCATCAGTAGAGGCTGTCGGTGTAGCTAAATTTGTTATTTTTTGACTATTAAGAGAGACAGCAGCAGAAGGAGCAGTCATCTGATCTAATCTCGAAGTTCTTACTTGTGTATCGAAATCAGACACCTTAGATGCTGTTAGCGTTGGAACATCTGCGACTACAAGTGACCTAAATGTAGGTGCAGCAGCACTTCCAGTTGTAGGACCAGCTAATACAATATTTGCGTTTCTAGTTGTTGCTTTATCGAAAAACGCACCTTTACCGCCAATAGGCTCAATACTTGTTGCAGATCCTCCTGCTCCTCCAGTTCCTTTACCAATAACTAAAACTTCATCACCTTCTCTAAAAGCTATTTCAGCATTTTCTAATGACGTTGGGTTTGACGATCCAGTTGATCTTTTAATTCTAATTGTGTTTGCCACTAGAAGTTACCTCCATCTACGAGTGTGAGAACAGTGTGAGTTGCAGTTGCTTCAAATTCATTTGTTGAAGAATTAAATACAGGAATTGAACCATTGACTTTGTTATCGCCATTAAATTCAAACCCTGATGCAGCAGGACCTTGTGGGCCTTGTGTTGTGATTTCAACTGTAGTTACATCAGAAACCTGTGAAACTACAACTTGATTAGGATTGCTCATGCTGTGTAACCCTCACTTATAAATAGTTTACCCTCTAAATAATAGTTTTTGCTACCACCTGGTTCTGTTAATAATACATCATAAAATAAAATACTTGGAGTGAAGGTTGCTGTTTGTGTATCTGTAAGAGAAATATCTACAATTCCTCCTGATCTATTAGTATAAGCAACTGTCCAATCTGCATATTTTGTGGAACGTGATTCATCATAAACTTGTGCAGCTACAGTATATCCAGTTAAATTTATTGCTGTTCCAGTAGAATCTTTAAATGTCAATCTAATAGGAAAGTCTGCTCTTCTATCAACAGTAAAATTCTTTTTTCCTGGAATTATTGCCATTATACTGTTATTTCAAATGCTGTTATCTGTGAAGTTCCACGGAAATGTGTATCAGAATCACTATCAACTTGTGATCTATTTATAAATAAATTAGAACTATTGCTTTCTCCTCTAAATTGCACTTTATATGTTGTTGCACTTGTTGTAGCAGGAGAATCTAAAAATAAATTGGTGTGGTTAAATGCCATAACATTATTTGGTGGATTTCCTTGAAAACTTGTAGCTGGATTTCTATTTGAAGCAGAATCACCAACGCAAATTACAGTAGAACCTCTCAATATTCTGTAACCATGTCTGTGACCCGAATCCGCAGCCATTAATATGCTAGGGACAATTAAAACTTTATTAGAAGAACTACTAGGGGTAATAGTTACACTCAAGCCAGTAATATCTTGATATGCTCCTCCAGTGCCACTTGTACTCATAGTATCTGTTTTAACTGTCTGTACTACTTGTATAATCCCACCACTAGCACCACTTGGCAGACCACCGACAGGAACGATTGAATTGACTTTAAGTTGGCTCATGCTCCAATTTCCATAACTTGAATCATTGATGGACTTCTGTACCCATACGTTTCATTGTATGAGTTTTCCATTCTGTTTAAATAGATAGTTGTACTATTATTATCTTGGCAAAATAATTTAATCCCATAGGTTATTTGACTTGTAGTACCTGCTGTATCTAAATATTGAGCGTTAACAGTATGTAATCTAGTACTTGCATCGTTAGAGGTGGCAGCCGTAGTTCTTTCTCTATTACCGTCAGCATCACCCGTAGCACCGTCAAGATTTGAACCATTCTTTTGAAGAATTATTGCTACTGTTCCGTTATCATTTACATTTGCCGTTACCGTTATCAACATCTTACTAGATGATGAAGAAGGTGTAATATTTACGGGTAAAAAAATTGTACTTGTAGGAACACCAGAAGCAGTACTTTCACTGGCCGTGTCAGTTTTAACAGTTTGTACAACTTGTAAGACACGGGAAAGGTTATTACCAGATGTATCTTGAAGTGCGTTAACTTTTAATGTACTCATGGCTTGGGATTAGCGTCTTTAACAGCTTTTATGTGAGTCGCCCATGTGCCAGATGTTGTGACAGTTCCAGCTACTATATCTTTATAAAGCATATCTAACTGATCTCCTATAGAAGCGTAGATAGTTGAACCGTTAGTTGTTCTATCTGTCTTGTACTTAACAGCAGCAGCTTCAGCATCTAAAGTAGCTCTTGCAGCATCTATAAGAGATTGATCTAAACTTACAGAGTTACCACTTGCATCAAAAGCACCAGCACCATCATCTATAGCAACTACCGTTCCAGCGTATGCTTTATAAATTGCTTCGTGATCTAAGGCCATAGTTAGTTTTTAATTAGATTATACACGGAATTAATCATGCTGACACCTCCATTGCTGTTATATAAGTTGGATAAGATCCTCTATTACTATCATTGTTGCCAGTTGAACCTCCAATAGCAGCAGGAGTGCCCTGTGTTACAAGCATCATTAACTTGTATGTAACTGCATTTGTAGTACTAGGACTATCAAGAAAGTGACAACTGAAATGCCTAGCAATATTACTACTTGAACCACCACCCTGTCTTAAGGCTGCACCCATAGTAGCCCTAGTTTCATTGCTACGTTGATCTCCTCTACTAAGGTGCATTTCTTCAGTACCACCAATAACTCTTGCTAGTCGTAAATGAGCAAAAGAATCATCATTACCATTACCATAATATCCAGAACACATTACAAATATTTTGCTCGAACTAGATGTTGGAGTGATATCAACAGTAACACCAGTAACATCAATAGTATTACCAGTGGTGGTTGTTGAAAAGAAACTTGTTTTAACTGTTTGTTTTATTTGAATTATTCCACCGCCGCCGCCTGTTGGTACTCCTGCTACTGGAATGATACTGTTGACTTTTAATGTGCTCATAATTTAAACAACTGTCCAGGTTTCACCAGCACCAACTGTAACTGTTACCCCTGATTGTATAGTAATAGGACCAAAGCTGCCAGCGTTTTGTCCATTAGTAATAGTATAACTCTGCGTTACTGTTTGGTCATTTTCCCAAAAGATATTGTCGCTTCCAGCACCTTGAGCACCAGCACCAGCAGCAGCCCAACTTAACGTTCCAGAAGCGTCTGATACAAGAGCATAGCCAGAAACAGCAGCATCAGCAGAAGGTAATGTCCAAGTAAGGCTAGAAGAAACTGTAGCTGGTGCTTGAAATCCTACATAATGGCTACTATCAGCATCAGCAAACCTTAGATCATTCTGTGCTTGAAGCGTTAATCCATTAGCATCAAATATCATCTGCTCTGTACCACTGGAAGAAAATCCCATTACGTTTGCAGATTTTCTAAATAATCCTAAATCTGTATCTGTATCAAAACTTAATGCTGGAGTAGAAGCACTTGAAGAATCATCTATTAACAACGGACCTGTCATCGTACCGCCAGCTTTTGATAACAAACCTAAATTGGCTTGGTCTATATTTCCTATTTCAGTAAAAGCACCATTGCTTGAATTTCTTATCTTTAAAATATTTGTAGTGGTATTAAGAAAAGGCATACCAGCTACGCATTGACTTGAAGCTAAGTCAGATGACTTTGAATTACTTGATTGAATCGCAGCAAAAACAGCATTTAGATCAGTTCTTACGTTGGCTCCTGAGGCATTTTCTATTGTATAGTTTGTAACGTCAGCCATAGTTAATAACTATTTTTCTCCATGTTAACCTCCTTTGCCAAAACCAACAGCACTGTAGGTAAAGTTCCTATCAATACTAGCATTACTTGAGTTTTTA